TTCGTGAAAGACTCTTCGGAGTTCACGAAATCGATGAAATTGAATGGATGAGCGCGCAACTCGTTGTACTGGGCTGGGTGGGTTTTAGCGAACGTCTCTATGTCCGCAGAGCGAAAGATTGACATGCATGGCACCTATCTGGGCAGGGCCATCAGGATATTGTCGGCATGGCTTTTTTACAAATGCGTTCTCAGAGTCCCAATTACGGGAAAACTAGACCGACAGGTCCAGCGTGGGCAGCCCTGCGAGGAAGGTGTCGAGTTCAGGCCGGGGCTTCTCGCCCATCAGCACCGCATTCATCTCGGTGTGTGCGTAATCCCACACCAAAGAGCGCCAGCGGCGGAAGGCCTGACCATCTGCTTGGAAACGCGGAACGGCTGGCTCCTCAGCGTAGGAGATGGCCGTGAACAGGCTGTCATAGCCACGCGCCTTGGCCGCCGAATCGAGCTGATTCTGAACCGCCCCCTCGTACCGGGCGATCACAGCCTCGACGGGTTCCTGAACTGGATCTGGGTCTGGGGCTTTCGCCAGCTTCTCCCAGCCTTGTCCGTTCCAGCGCGCGACCTGTGTTCCGGTGAGCTTAGGCGGTTTGGTAGGCGTGCTGCGTTGCGGGAGCGCGCCTTCTTCATCTACGTCCTGCTGCCCTACAAATAGACCGGAGGCGTCCCATTGATAAAGGATCATGCGAGCTCCTTGGCTTTGATGTAAGCATTTAGACCGACTGCTACTGGAACATTCGGCAACGCAAATAACGTGGAAGTGTCGTAACTAAACTGCGGGACCGACCGAGATAAGCGGTTTGCCGTCGCGGAACCTGCAAAAATTACTCCGTTACCGACATTGGCGAACTTGGTGGTAACGTTAGTGGCGGAACTTTGCGGAGAGAAAGAACCGTTAGGGTTCATGACAATTACTTTTGTGCCCGATCCGTTAAACATAAATAGAACTAACCCATTAACGAAAAATATATCGGGACTTGTGGCAACGCCACCCGTCACAGTGAATGCTGTAAATCCAGCAGCCGTGGCGGCGTCCTCGAAACTTCGCAAGGCGTTTGTTCCGGCAAGACTTATTATCCACGTACCTTGTCCGTCTGTGGCAATGCAGTTGCTCACCCCGCTAAGTGTCATGAATGCAGAAAAAGTGGCACCATAATCAGTGCTTTTTCTTACCGTGTAGTTGGTTCCGTCGTATCCAGAAATCAAAACCGTTCCAGTACCATTCGCTGCCGATGTTTGGGGAGGGTTTGAAATTGAATATCCATGAGCCACGGCGATCCAGCTAGCTCCGCCATTAACACTTCTAAGCATCGATGTGCCGTAGTTAGTGGAACAGAGCCAAACTCCACTACCGCAATACAGTAATTTGACCCAAGCGGCACCCGCACCTTGACCGCTATTCGGAGCAGGCAATGCGATTATCTGCCAAGTTTGGCCGTCATCGGTGCTACGAAGACATTGAAAAGGAGACGCCGTGGTACTTGACATAATTATCCAAGTTCCAAGACCATCTGTTTTCATGTCACCGGGATTACTACCCAAATCAGGAGTTGTGACATTGGTCCACGTTTGTCCTCGGTCCGTACTTCGGCGCACCTGAGTGCGTGATTGAAAAATAATTATTGTTCCATTAGGCGCTCCCGCAAAAAGCCCGGTGACACCGCCAAAGTCATAGTCCGCCCAAGCTGTGCCAATCACACCGCCGATCAAACCTAACTTAGCGAACAGCGCAGGGTAAGCAGATTGCAGACGAATGCTGCCGTTCGCTGGCAAATACAGCGCACCCGGATCACGGCAGCTCTGCACAACATCGCCGATCTGCTGGCCGGGGAATCCCCACTGCGGCGTCTTGCCGCTACCGAGCAGCAACGCTTGGCCTGGCAAAGCGCTGGACTTGTCGATCAGGCCATCGCCCCACGACACATTCCCCGCGCTGTTGATCTGCAGAACTGTGAATGGCACGCGCCCACCGGGAAGGCCAGCGGCAGCACCGGCGGCCTGAGCGGCAGACTGTGCAGCGGCAGCGGCCTGTTGAGCGAGCAGTACCTGCGCTTTCGCCAGGTCGACCTGTGCCTTGCCGTTGTTCGTGGCATCGACCGCAGATTGCGAGGCGGCATTCTTAGCGGCGTTCGCGGCGCTCGCCGAATCCGCCGCATTGCCCGCACTGGTGGCCGCTGCCTGACGATAACCATCGACAGCTGTGACCTGCTGACCTATCCAGGTCAGTGCAATATTGATGTTCACCACCATCGGCGGCATCGCCGCAATGAATGGTTCGGCCACAGCATTGAACGCAGCCTGGCCTTGAGAACGCACCGGCGCCGGCGGCATTTCTGGAATCAGCGGTGGTACTGCCATTAGATCAAGCCCTCAATGGAAAGCTGGCAATCAGAAACATTCGGCCCGGAATAGATCAGGTCGAAGGATTTGAAGAAGCCGTAAATGATGGTTGCCTCGTACGATTCTTCGCCGATCCAGACAACTGGCTTGGCACGAATCTCGGTGAGCAGTTTTTTGATTTTCCCGACACGGTCGGTGTCGACGACGATTTGGAAATCGCCGGTATCGGAATAGGCGCGCGCGGTGACGACAATGTTGCCGAAGGCATCGCGCTCCTTCCGGCTGTAGTCGTCGATACCAATGCTCGCGCCGTAGACTGAATCTCCGATGACTGTCGCTTTGCCGGCGACCAGCGCGCCGATACCAGCGGTGCCGCTACTTGTCACAGTCACGGTGATGTTTGCGGTCCCGTAGGCGGGCATGTCCAACGCAACGACGCTGTTGATCGTTTCGATGTCGGCGAAAAACCAGTCGTACCAGTTGTCGACGGCCGCATCGATCATGCTGAAGGTTCGCGTGTACACGACGCCTTCGATAGGGTCTGTCATGGTCACGTTCACGGACTCGCCCTGCACGTTGAACAGCGCCAGCGAGTTCACCACCTCACCGGGCTTGATCGTCACGGTGACGGAGCCTGGGTTGGTGGTGAGTGTGCCGACGATCTCGTCGAACATTCGCCACCGGTTTGTTGCGCCCAAGTCCTGCCACTTAGCGGGGTTGGCTTCTGTCGGCACCTCACTGCCAGGTGTGACGCCCGCTGGCACTGCGGCCAGCGCTTGGTAGATCCGATGCTTCCAGATCACCTTGTCGCCAAGCTTGTAAGTGGCCGTCGAAACCCACGTGGCGAAATCCGTTTCAGCGACGTTGCTGCTGATCAACTTGTCGAAAGTGACCTCAATCGGTCGGATAAACCTCATGCGGTGGCACTCGCTGTAGTTGTACGGGGCAGTCCGTCTTTGTCCCAGAGCTCAAGCTTCTTCTGGACCTTGTCGGAGTTCACCTTCATGGCCCCAACGACCTGCTTCACCCAGCCGACGAGTTCTCGGACGTCTTGTGATTGATCATTGCCAGCGCCAGCCGAGGCGGATCGTGCAGAGCCGCTCGCATATACCTGGCTCGCGGATGGGATTGACACAACCGGACCGCCCGTTGCGAAAGCCGGGATTTGGCCCGCGTTCATCTGGTCGAGCAGCCCGGTACCGAACATCCGCGTGGCCGCGGCTGTCATCACGTATTCGCCGTTCGATAGGCGAGTTACGATGCTGTCGCTTGTGCCGGTACCAGCCCCGGTGATCAATCCGCCTGTGGCATGGCCTGGAAGACTGCCGTTGGCAGCGGCCGCGTTCTTGATGGCTTCGGCCAACTGCGCCACGGTCAATGCGCCGGACGAGACTTGGTCAGCCCAGTACTTGGCGCCCGCCGCATCTGCGGAGTGCCCGAGAACAGAGGTATAAGCGTTCTTGATGGCGTCTTCTGCAGCGGCGTTCCTGATCGCGCCGGGCAATTGGTCCAGCCCAAGCGCGCCCGACGCAACCTGGCCCTGCCAGTAAGCTTTTCCGTCCTTGTCGGCATTCCGGCCAAGCACGTCCTGATAAACCGAATCGATCAAAACGCCGTTATTCGCGGCGGTGCCCTTACCACTCAACCCCGCAATCGCAGCGACAACCGCCGCATTCATGGCTTTGACGGCATCGGTCACGGTCAGTACCGAGTTGTCGACGCCGTTCAAGGCATCGAGCTGGGCTTGAGCGAACGCCAACTGGTCGTCCAGTGCTTTGAGCTGATCCTGAAGTGTCTTGACCGTCTGCTCAGCGCTGGTCAGCTGCTTGCCATTCAACCTGTTCAGCTCTGCGACCACGTTCGCGGTGCGGCCCTGATCACGGTTGAAGTCCTCCAGGCTGGAATACAGGTCAGTGTTGTTGTTGCTGACCGTGTCCAGCGCATCCGTCAGGCCGTCGAAACCAGCCAACGACTTCCCGGCTTGCGCCTGGATGAGCGCACTTTGAAGAGTGGCTTGAGCCTGGGCGCGCAGCATCCTGACGGCGCTGTCCGAGTCGCCGCGCAGCGCCTTGAGCGCATTGCTGAAACTCGTGCTGATCGCAGTCAGATCGCTCACATTGGCGTTGGCCGTGGCCAGCATGTCGTTGACCGATGTTTTCTGCGCATTGATCGCCCTCTGCAGCCCACTGAATGCGGCAGAAGCATTTCCGATCAGTTGCTGGGCGGCATCCGCGGCCGCCTGCTTCGCGGCGTCCGATTGCTGCTTGAGAATTTGGTAGGCCGTAGCAGCATCGCCGGACAGAGCCGTGAGCTGGATGAACAGCTGACGGCCCGCGTCGGTGGTGCTGTCGATACCCTCGACCATCGCGCGGAACCCTTCCTTGCTATCAGGAAGCGTCACGTTCAGGTCAGAAAACTCCTTCCGGATACCCGCAAGGGTGTTCACCGCCCGTTCTTCATCCGTGAAAAACGCGTTGTAGTAAGTCTGGGTCGCGGTATTAAAAGCCTCCATGCCGCCGGCAAGCGCCACATACTGCTCAGCCAATTTGCCGCCCCAGATCGAGACCGGCAGCGCGTTGACGTTCAGCAGTTTGAAGGTGTCGTTGATGCTGTAGAGGTTGTTGACGAAGTCGGTGAGTTGGTTGACGTTGTAGCCGTCGAGGTTGAGTTTCATCGACTTCGAGATCGCGCCGACCGCCTCATTACCCAGCACTTCAAACCAATCTGAAATCAGCTGCGTGACTTGCTCCGAAGTCAGATCCTGTGTGCTGATCTGCTGGGCCGCGATGTTCAGGCCATCGAGCGCGCCATCCTTGACGTCCACGTGCAACTTGTCGAAGAGCCCGAAAACCGTATCCAACCGGTCGTCGAATGCATCCTGTAGCTGGCCTTGCAGCTGATCGTCGAGTGCCGTCAGCTGTGTCCGCTTTTTGTTGCTGCCGAACAGGCCGCCTTTCTTCTTCTGGTACTTGAACGCGTACGCATCAAGGTCGCCATCTTTGACGCCGAGCTGAATGCCTGAGTTTTTGGTCACCCAGTCGCCTGCGAACAGTTTCGAACCACCGATGGAGCCCAACAGCCCCCCAATGACCGCACCAGCAGCTGTGCCGATCGGGCCGAAATACGAGCCTATGGCAGCGCCGCCTTTCGCCCCCAAGTAACCACCCGCAGCGCCAGCGGCGGCCCCCTTCGCGCCCGAGTTCTGATAACCCATAAACGCGCCGCCGATAGCACTCGCCCACGGCGCGTAGGTACCAATAGCCTGGCCAGCGCCCGCAAAGGCACCATTACCCGCCTGATAGCTGATTGGCGCGTAAGTCAGCGCGCTACTGCCGTTGCTGATGGTGCCGAACAGTTGCCCAGCAGCCTGGTCCCAACCGGCAAGCACGCCGGAGGAGTAGCTGCCCAGACCGCTCCACGCGCCGGCAAGGCCGCCACTCTGGTAGCCGGTATACAGCGCCTTCCCCCAGCCGGTAGCGGCGCTATACAACGACGAAGCCCCGTTCAGCAGAGAGCCGACACCCGTACCGCCCCCGCCTGCAGACGCTGCTTGTGCGGCGAGGCCTCCGACGCCAAGCGACGCACCAATCTGGACGATGATGGGACGAGTAATCGCCATGTGCAGTACTTCGGCCAGGAACTGGTTGAAGCTGTCCTTGAACGAGCTGAAGAAGTTTCCGGACTTTCCGAGAATGGACTTCCACATGTCGGCGAACGCGCCGTCTACACGATCAACTGCCCCCTCTGTGAACTTCCCCCATGCTGAGGAAGCGTTCTTGTTTTGCTCGTACTCAAGGCCCAGCCGTTGAAGGGCGGCCCGGTAGTCGTCGGCACGCTCCGGATACAGCTTCATCGCTGCATTGAGCGCGTTCTGATCGTTGGTGTAATCGCGCAGCAGCTTACTTTCCGGATACAGGCGATCGAGGATGCTGCCAGCGTCACCGGTCTGTTTGAGGGTTTTGACTGCGTCCTGCTGCGCCTTCGTCGCGGCGAGCAGCTGCTCATATTCCTTGCTGCCAGCCTCGATGTTTTTGTTCGCGAGCGTCGCCTGCATCGCTTTCTGGACGTTATATGCCTGCAATGCGTCGGCACCTTGAAGGGTCGCCTTCGCCTGGGCAATCAGGTCTACCGTCTCCTTCCCGAGGTCGTAGGCCTGTTTGCTGACCGCCAAACGATCTTCGGCGTCAGCCTGCGCGCGAAGCGCCTTTTCAACCTCGGCGCGGGCCGCGGCGCCAGTCTTGAGCACCGCCTCCTCTACTTTTTGCTGAAGAGTGAGCTCGCGGCTTTTGTCGGTACCAGCGAGGTACGCATCCGCAAGGCCTCGTGCGGATGCAATAGCGATTTGGGCGTTGGCCTCCAAATCCGTCAGGGCTTTCTGCTGCCCTTCCGAGAGGCTGATTGCCTTCTGCGCCGCGCTGTTCGCATCGGACTTGGCTTTCGCTGCGGCTTGGTCCGCCGCTTTCTGTTTGTCGATGGCGGCCGCAGTCGTCAGAAGGGCCTGCCCCTCCTTGCTCGTCGCCGCGATGTTGTTGTCGGTCAGAACCCGGTTGGCGGCGTCGACAGCGGTTTTGTCTTGCAGCGTGTTGAGCTGCTTCTCCAACGACTTTTGCAGCGTGTTGACTGCAAGCGTCTGGTCCGCTGTGAGGCCGGTATTGACCTGTGTTACCTGCGAACCCTTGTCCAGTTCTGTGCGATACAGGGCGGCTCGGTCGGCAAGAAGATGCGTTCGTTGCTCGGCGGTCGAAAGAGCCCCGGCTGCATCTTGCAGGCTGCGCATGCCTTCTTCAGGGATGTGAAACCGTTTTTGCCAGTCGTCAATCGTATCTGACAGGCCTTTCCCTGCTTTCCGTGCCTCCTCGGCATCACCAGCAATCCGCGTGGCGACCGTGCTGCCAAGGACCTGCTTGGAGGTCTTCAGGAAGGCGGCAAAAGCCTCGTCAGCAGTTGATGCTGCCGACTCCTGCTCGCGCATGACGCCCACCAACGCGCTGCGCTGCTGGTCCTTGGCCAGATCCTGAAACGATTTGCGAACATCATCGGTCGAGCGTTTCAGCTCGTCCATACCAGTGACGGCCGTTTTGGCGTTACTGCCCATGGCGAGAAACGCGACACCAGCACCAATGGCAAGGGCAGCAATACCTGCAGGACCGCCAAGCAACCCGAGAAGGCCAGCGCCAGCACGAGCCAGAACGCCTTTGGCTGCAGCCGCCTCAGCTTGTGCAGCAGCGTTGGCTTGGGTCGCCGCTGTGTCCCGCGCCATTGCGCCGGCCGCAGCGGCCGATGCCACGCCTTGCGCCTGGGTCGCTTTGGCCTCGGCCGTGCGCGCGGCGGTCAGTTCCACCTCCACGGCTGTCAATGAGTTCTTGAGCTGTGCTTCCTCCGCCGACCCAGCAGCCAACGCCGCTTGATAGCCCAAGGACTCCCGGACCGCTTCGAGGTTCGCTACACGAGCTACAGCCTCTGCCTGCAACGCAGTGGTTGCACTGGCAGCCGCTACTGCCTCACGTAGCTTCGCCGCAGCTCCCTCAGCGGCTACAGCAGCCTCTTCCGCTTTCGCAATTGTGGAAGCTTTCGTCGCGGAAACGTTCTGGAGAAATGCAGCCGTCGCCAGTCCAGCAGACGTCACCGCATCGATTGCATATTTAGCAAATGCCGCAGCCAGCTTCCCGCCCAGTGCTGCTGCCAGCACGTCAATGTTCTCGGCGAGGAACGCGATCGTCTCCCCTACCTTCTGTGCACCACCATCGTCACGCAGATGCGCCAGCCCCTTGGTCACGCTCTCGATACCCGGGAGAAGTCCGACCACCAATTGCTGGCTCGTGCCTGAGAAAGTGCCTTGCAGGTCCTTCACCGCCTGACCGGCATCCACCAACCGTTCAATACTCAGCTTGGAGATGACCAGACCGAACTTCTCTGCGCGGTCACCCAAGTCTTTGAAGCCTTTTCCGTTGCTCTGCAGCAAAGGAATCAGCGCGGTGGACTCGTCGCCCATGGCCTCCATATAGGTGGTCAGTTGCTGCTGGTTCAGACCCGCTTTTTCCAGCGATGTGTAGTAAAGCTGGAGGGCCTGAGGCCCGGAAAGATTCTTGAATTGCTCGGCAGTGACACCGACCTTCGGTGCAATTTCATTGAAGAAATCCGCCATCTCACCGCCGCCGCGCTGGATGAACTCACCCACGCGGTCGTTCACATCCTTGAGGATGTCGCCCAGCTTGTCCTGCTCGATTCCCACGGTTTTGGCGCCGTAGGCCATCCGCTGGAATTCTTCGACGGACGCGTTGGACACAGATGCGAGGTTCTTCACCTCGCGAGCGTGGTCGATGGTGCTGCTGGTAAGCGCGACGAGGCCCGCTATCGATCCGACCGCAGCGATATTGAAGCCACCGAAAGATGATGCAGCTGAGGTGATAGCCTCGTACAGCGTCTTCGCGCTGTCGCCCGCACGATCAAACGCCTTGTCGACCTTGCCCAAGCTCGAGTCGATTTTTCCGGCGGTCTGCGCAACGGCCGCTTCGCCGCGCGCCATTTCCTGACGGAGTTGGGCCGTGGTGGCTTCAATTCGGACCAGCAGCCCTTGCACATCTCCGTCAGCCATTCACTTTTCTCCAGGCATAAAAAAACCGGCACATGGCCGGATGAGTTGATGTGATGCTCAGTTGCGACAGGGTTGGGATTCAACCCTGCTTGCGGGTCCTTGCTGCGACACGGAAGCCCATCCGCACATCACGAGCGACGGTCTGGGCGTCGGGCGCTTGCTGTTCGGCCTGCCCCCACGGATTCGTTTTCTTGAGGAAGTCTACCTTCGCCTCCCACGCCATCAATATTTCAATGATCGGCGTGTCCCAAGCATCACGCGGTGGCCATCCCAGATAGCCCGTCGCTATTCCGAAGAGCTCGTCGACGTATCCATTGGGTTTTCGTTTCCCGCGTCGTCCGCTTCTGCGAGTTCTTCATCCGTTTTACCGCCAGGGTTCAGCAGCGTTCTTACGAACGAAAGGACTTGGCCGCCAACTGCGTTGATCCCAGTCGCAAAGACTGCCTCTTCGACAGCCTCAAGCTCCTTACGCTTGTTGGTGTCGAGGCCCGCCCCTGCAGCAATAATCACTGCAATAGCAGCGACGCTTGCTTGACCAATCGCGCTCATTGCCGGCAACAGTCCGCCGAACTTCGATTCAATCGCGCGCGCGGCGCGCAACGTTGGTTTCAGGGTGTAAGTGGTGCCACCGGCTTCGACAACAAAGGTCCCGTGATTCAGTTTGCTCATGGTGTTCTCTCACAGATATGAAGGAGCCGCCCAAAGGCGGCGGTGAACGCAGGCGGAGCTGTTACTCGACGTCGTCGTCGATGATGTCCGAGTTGATGCCCAGCGTGACGGCGCGCTTGATGACGTCGCCGGTCGTGATACCGGTCTTCTTGTTGCCCATGACTTTCGCTGCGAAATAGTCGACCTGACCGTCGACGTACTCGACCTTGAATGGATAATCGAACCGCGAGCGATCATAGAACGCGTCAACCAGCGCCAACTGGCCAGTGTCGGCTTTGTCAAAGCCGATAGTTAGGTCAGTAGTGCCGGCGTCGGCCAGGCCTTTCAAATGCTCAGAACGCCCGGAGTCGAGACTGGCGAATGTCACATCGTTGATGGTGTCGCCGTAGTCGCCAATGCTTTCCACCTCGCCGACCTTCACATAAGTGATGGCTTTGAGCAGGGTCAGGGCTGCGGCTTTGTCAGTTGGAAGTTTTGCCGAAAGACGCGGGCCAATAGAAATCCGCGTCTTGGCGCCAGTATTTACAGGCATGGGTAGTCCTCCTGAGGACAGGTGAAAGCCGCAACGCGGCGTTGGGGTCAGTTGAAAATCAGTGTTCGGTGATAACGCGAAGGGTCACGCTGCCCTGATAGGTGATGCCGTCGGCATCCCGGTCGCTTTGCTTGCGCTCGACGCGGACCGAAACGACCCGTCCGGTTTGAATGTCCATCGGTCGGAGGTGAAGCGCGGCATCAATCTCGCCCATCAGCCGCTTGACCTCTTCCTGGCCGCGAAACTCGCTCCAGACCGACAGGTAGAACAGGCGTACATCGCGCCGGCTGTCTAACGGGTCATCGTTGGAAGAAATCTCCGAGTCGAGCGAGACGTACGGCATCGGCGCATCCATCGGCACACTGTCGTAAATCGGGCACGACACCTCGGCCGTGAGCCGGTCAAATATCGCGACCTGAAGCGCGAATCCTGGATCAGCCATTGCCCAGCTCCTGACTTGCCCGCTTCAGGGTGTTCGCGACGGCGGCGCTGATATCCGCAAGAACGAACTCCCGATTTACATCCAATGCTGGGCGCAGCCACGGGTGAGCCGGTCGCGCGGGAATGTCTGGATGCTTGCCGAAAAAGTGCGATCCGTCCGTTTTGTTCGTGTCACGCTGCTTTCGATTTCCCGAGCGGCGGCCGCCGGTGTAACCCTTTGTCCCGTATTCAAGGAATTTGAGGTAAAAATATCGGCGGTTGTCCTTCAGCCCGCGAAGGCCAATCTGAGCATCGAGCCCGGACTTGCTCACGAACGCTTCCAATGCGTCTGCGGCGTGACCACCGGCGTCGCCACGACCAGAGCGTGGCACTCTTTCCTTCATGGATTCCAATATCCGGTCAGCCGCTTTTTGCATGGCCGGTTTGATCTCATTGTCGATCTGGCCATGGATGTTCCGGAGCACTTTGCGGAGCTTGAAGTCTCCCGCCAGGCGGGACCGGCGGGGAGCCATGATCAGGCCTCAGCCTTTGGCTCTTTCGCCGGTTTGGCGGGACCGTCATTTACCGCCTCCACCAACTTGCGGTCAACCAGCTCTTTGCCATCCGATGCATCGACGACAAACTCTTCGCCCACAGCTTTACGACCCATTGGGCCGGAGATATCTGCCAAGGCACGTACTTTCATGGTTCTAACCCTCAGTTATGGATTGACGACGTTCGAGCAGAGCAGCCGAAGCATCGTTTGGTCGTTGTCGGCCAGCGCGGCCTCAACCTTGTAGGTTGTGCTCTTGTGGATAATTCGCATGCCCGCCGAGATGTCGGTTCGGTAGCGGATACGAATCTCTGCTGTAATTTCGGCCGTGAGCTGATCAGCTGCAACAGCCACGCGCCCACTTGGCAGGGTGATCTCGGCCCAAATTTTGATGATATCCGTCCACAATTCGACGCGACCACCGCCGGGCCGAGTAATGGTTTCAGCGCGCTGGATCGTGCAGTGATGACGCAGTGGACCGGCACGCATTCACACCCCCAAGCCGACGCGATACGGCGTGAGCAGCGAGCGCGAACCCATTGGAATCTCACCGGCGCCACCGCCGACCACAACATCTTCGCGGTTGGCGTAGAGGTGGCCGAGAATGAGCAAGCACGCTGCTCTGACCGACGGGTTTAACACGATCGGATCTGCGCCGGCGGTGCCATCAAGGACGGCGTTGGCCAGTGCATCCGCGTCACCGTAAAACCGCCGATTAATGAATTGCGCAGCTGCGTCCTCTGCGGCCGCCAGCAGCAGATCAACATATTCGCGGTCATCATCGTCGGCCCGCAGATGCTGCATTGCTACGTCGGTCGAGATGGCGTTCATTTCAGTCCTTCGGATTTTTGTCTGTAGCCAGGCCGGCTTGGATCAGCTGATCGGCATGACGCTTGGAAACGCTGTACCCGGGACCACCGCGGCGCTTGATCTCGTTTTGGTCCTGGTACGAACGAAGCGGAAAAATCTCCACGGTATTGGCCCCATCCTTTGAGGAATGGTCAGCCTTAACTTCCGTTTCAGGCTTTGCTGACTGGCGCGGCGTCTTCTGCTTGTCTTCGGTAGTAATGGCCATAACAAAATCTCCGTAAGGCGCCCATTTAGGCGCCTTGAATGGTTGAATTAGCCGCCGGAAGCTTGGGTCAGCGGGCCGGTCACGAATGCTTCAGGGCGGTAGACCGCAAATGCCAGACGCTCTTCGGCGCGGATGGTGACCATGTTCTTCTCGAAGTCATCGGCGTTCTCGGTCGATACCAAGATCTCGATTTCCATGCGATCGAGAATCTGTGCGCCAAGACGGAATGCGCCGGTGAGGAAGTCGTCTTGCTGCATGGCCTGTGTCGAAACAACGGGGCGGTTCCACAGGCGAGCGGCGGTGCCCTCTTGCGGCTGACCAACGATGTAGCGTCCTTCACCGTCTTTGGTCAGCTCAATGGCAGCCCAGTCGATCGGGTTCAGAACGATGCCGTCTGCCGGGAATTCAGAGAGTTCAGCCTGCAGCAGCGCCAGACGAAGTCGGTCAATGCGCTGCTCACCGGTGACGACGATGCCGCCCGGTGCTGCGTAGGCTTCAGCCAGAGTCATCAGCCCTTGCAGGTTGGCACCGGTGCCATTCCCGTAAAGCAGCTGGACTTCTTCGACCGTCAGCAGGCCATAGCGAGCACGGGCATCGATATAGCTCTGCAGCGCAGCGGAATCGTCCAGAATCTGGCGGCTGGCTTTGAACAGGTGCGCGAGAGTGCGAACGGGCGCGTTCACCAGCTCGAAAGTGATATCCGAATACGGCTTGGCCGTGTTCTCAGCGACCGGCTTGGCATTGTTGGTAAACCCAGTTTCCCGCACGTACTCATACGAGTTGCTGGTGGTCGTGCCTGGGGCGATGAGATCGCGGATCGTCAGCCTACGCTCAGGCGGCATAACGATTTCCTGCCGACGGTCCGGAGCTACCAGTGAGCCCCCAGAGGCAGGAACGGAAGTGATAGCTGCTCGCGGCACGGATACGCGCCGGGAGCCGCGGACGGAGGAGTTGAAGCCCTGCATCTGCTCGCTTGCCACTACCAGCTCACCCGCAGATTGCTGGCGATCTGCGCGCGCACCGCTGGAATTGGCATTCACCAGCTTCTGCTCGGCATCAAGCATGCGCGCCTGGAGTTCACCCTGCTTGGTCAACAGTTCATCAACCTTGGCACGGGTTTCAAGCTGCATTTCACCTGAGGCTTTGATTTCCTTCTCGGTGCGCTCGGCATAGGTCTTGATCTGATCACCGACGGCTTTCAGGTCGGCTTGGGTTTGCTTCTGAGAAGCTTCAATTGCGGAAAGATCTTGCGGCATGGTTTCGTCCTTTCAGAAATGAAAAAACCGCCACTCGGGCGGTTGATAGTCAGTTGGGGTTTCAGCCAATCAGAAGCCGGGGATGAGGCCTCGAAGGGCTGACGCCTGGTTTGCGGTTTCTTCAAACGCGGATACATCAAGGGCAGCGCGAGGCGTGCCCGGCACGACAGCGCAAGGCGTGTCGCCGCCAGCAGAACTGGACGTGCTGGTCTTGATCTGGGAAATCAGTTTGCGCCGCTCGCTCCGCGGCATGCCGGACTTGGCCAGCGCGGCGTCCAGCTTGCGAGCCGAATGGGCCTGAGTGCCGTCTTCGCTCGGGGCCTGCTCGACTTCGGCAGCGGAGATCAGCCCCGTGGCGAAACCTTTGTCGACCGCGTTCGCCCCGTTCATGTAGGTCTCAGCGTCGAGCATCTTCTCCACGGCCGTTTCATCCTGACCGCTCGTATCCGCGTAGAGACTGATCATGGCTCGATCAAACTCTTCCATGGTGTCTGCCAACTCGCGGATGTCGTGCCGGTTGCCCGCGAAGTATGTCCAGCAGTTGTGAATCATCAGAAATGCGGTCTTCGCTACTTCGCGTTTCGCGCCGGCCATTGCGATGACAGAGGCGGCCGACGCCGCCAGGCCAAGAACCTTGATGGTAACCTCCTGCGAATGCTCGAGAAGGCGGTTGTAAATCGCGATGCCTTCGAACATGTCGCCACCCGGCGAGTTGATGTAGACCGTGACGGGCTTGTCACCGATGGCGCGCAATGCGGCATCCACACGCTTGAGGGTTACACCCTCGCCGAACCAGTCCTCGCCGATAATGCCGTACATGGTGATGGTGTCGGTCCCCGACTCCAGCGCAGCGCGCAGGTCGGGGTTCCACAGATCGAGCGCGCGAGGGCTCAGCTCGCAGTTGAAGCTGCGGGCTTTGATGTTCAGAGGCATGGTTACTCCTGCGTCTGGCCGAGCCAGTTTTTTAGGGCTGCTTGTGCGGCCTGCCCGTCAGTTGACTGGCCGAGTTGATCAATTGGAGCCAGGTTGGTCTGGACGGTGAGGACGGCAGCATTCCCACCGTGCCGAGGCAGGTTCTCCTTCACTCGGCACTCGTCGCGGGTCATGATTCCGTTCTGGGTCATCTGGCTGTACCACGCGGCCCTGCCCTCACTGTCTGCTTTCAGAAAGGCTTCCAGCGAAAACTCGGCGTAGTAGGTGCGACGGTCGACCGGACTCAGCAGGCGCTTATTGACGCATTGCTGGATCTGGCTGGTGACAGAGCTGATGCAGAAAGTCAGAAACGCGATCATCTGCTGTTCAAGCCCAGTGCCCCAGTTGCTGCCAGCGTCGGTCTTGCCGACCATCCACGGTGGCACGCCGAACCATCGGCAGATTTCTTCGATGCTGTGCCCTCTTGATTCCAGCAGCTGCGCATCGACGGGGTTGATCCCGATTGTCTCCGCCTTGACGCCCTGCTCGAGGACTGGAGATTTACCCGCGTTCATAGCGCCGGAAACGGTCTTCACATACTCCCGGAAATCCTCCCGCTGCTCGGGCTTGAGGATTCGATCCACGCTGAAAGCGACCGTAGGCAGGAGGCCGTTCTTGAAGGTGCCATTCGCCGCGTCGTCCGCCGACATCGCCGAACCGAACACATCAGCGCCGAACCTGATTGCCGACATACCCACCCGGCCGTCGATGCTGAAGGCAGGAATGTGCAGCATGTCCGGCCGAGCAATCTGCCGCCGCGGCCCTTTCTTCGGGCGGTACCAGTACTCCAGGCGTCCATCATCATCGACTTCAAGATCGATCCGCGACGGCATCAGGAAGTCCAAGGCGATCACGCGACCGCCCGCGCGGTGAATCTCGCAATAGGCATTTCCCCAAAGCAACATCGAG